TGGTCCATTTTTTTAGCAATCGCTTCTCCAAACAATTTACCAATGTCTCCAGCTACATTTCTTGGTGCTGAATTTCTTGCTAAATCTGTTAGAGTTGTCATAATACCAACCTCAGCCGCAGTGATAGTCACTGAACTAGGGTTAATAGCTGTGTTTGATAAATCAGCTGCCTCTGATACTGCTGCAGCACTTACTGCCGCATAAATCGGAACTTCTACTGATTTTCCACCACCTGATATAGCATAATTTTTAACAAGATTTTTCATTATAGATTTCTCGTTAATAACAAATTGTGCTTCTGCTACTATCTCTGTATATAGTTCCGATAGTGTAGAACTTGTGCTTTCGTTTGCCATTTTGTTTGTCCTTTATTATTTATTTGTTAAGTTAATCTGAACAGCGCCTGAATCTCGTTTCTTCCTATACTCTGCATAGGTTTTACGATCTTCTGGGTTTGTTAAGTCCAAGTCCTGTATATTAAAAGGTTTAACAGTTTTACCACCGATAGCACTCTGGCTTCCTGAACCTGACAATGACCCTTGACGGAAATGTGGGTTGCTATCTAAAAACTCTTTAACTCTATCTTCTATCGTTAATAGTTCTCCTTTAATGTTATATCGTACATTAGAATTATTATCAACTACTTCTATTCTTCCATCATCTGTGTATCTAACTTCATCTTTTAATAAAGATACTACTTGCTGTGCATTAATAGATTTTTCTTTATTAGCAATAGATAGAATTGAATTATCAACCTTTTCTTTTTTAATTTGCATTTTATAATTTGAAAGTTCTTTTTCTTTTTCAGATAATCTTTCTTGCATTATTTTTTCAAGATCAGCTTTAGTTTTTGCTTCTTTAAGTTGCTCTTGTTTAAGTTCTTCTTGTTTTACTTTTTCTTCTTCTTGAAGTTTTTTCTCATATTTAGATTTTTCAGCTTCAAGTCTAGACTTAATTATATTATCTAATTGTTCTTGTGAAAAAGTTTGTTGTTTTGTTTCTTCAACTTTTACTTCTTCTTTAGGTGTTTCTGCTACTTTAGTTTCTGTAGCTTTTGTTTGTTCTTCGGACATAGTTCTCCTATTTGTTATATTATTAGTTCGCCATTACTGTCATACCAATCTGGGTTGACATATGACCATTGATGTCGGCAATTATAACCACCACGAACAATTAAAGGATTTCCTGACTTCTTGCCTTTCCAACCTCTAGTGTTCCATAGTGAATTGACTTCATCAATTGTGAAAAGTCCACTTTTCCTCTTGTTATATACTCCATTAATTATATTTCTGCAATGATCTCTAGTTGTAGGTATTACATCTCCATAGTATTTAACAAAAGTTAATCCAGCATCTTTAGACTTATTAAGGTTTAAAGTAGCATCAAAATCTCTTAAAGAATCATTTAATATCTGTCCAGCATACCTTTTCATATTCTCTCCAGCACGATCTCTAGCAAATTTAGACTGTAAAAGCTGTATTTTTTGATCAACTATTGCTCTTTTAGACTTATTAAACTTATTATTGTTTATATAATCTATAAGCTTCTGTGCTTCTGGGTCATCTGCACTAGCATAAATACCATTAATAGTTTGCCTTAATTCTTTTTCTAATACTGTAAAATCTGAACCTACAAGAGTATTCTGATAAACTTTTTCTGATAATCTTCTAGTAAATGTATTAGATACATCTTTAAACTGTGTAAAATATTGTTGTTTTAAATTTCTAACTAAAGCTAAATCTCCTTTAGTAAGTTCTTGAAATTCTATAGGAATATTACCTATTCTTTTAAATGCTTTTTCTATTCTTTTAGCTTGCTTATTAAAACCCTCTCGAACTACTGTATCTGACCATGCTAAATATTCTCTTTCTAAAATAAATTTTATTCTAGGTCTAATAGCAATAGCAGATTGTAATTCTATTAGCTTACCATCTTGTGTAGGTAATCTTCCAGCAAGTGAAACTACTTCTCTTTCTATTCTGTCTAATGTTGCTATTAAAGATTTATAATATTGTGCTTCAGCAAGTTCTATTTGCTTGATTCTGTAAAGTGTAGCATCTTTTACTATATCGGACATTCATTAAATTTGTTCTTGTTCTACTTCTTGAATTTCTTGTTGAGGTTCATCTTGTGTAAATTGTCCTACTTCAGATTTACTTTCTATCTCATCAAATATATCATTTAATTTTTCATCATCATCTACTACTGCTCTAGCAATTTCTTTATCTATTTCTTTACTTAATGTAGGAGATTCAACACCTACTGCTTTAGCTTGTTGATAGAACATAAGATCAGTAGCATAATCTCTAATATTAAAACTATCAGGATAATTAATTTCTCCATCAAATTTAGTATTTTGAAATAAAGCATATAATCTAAATAGTTGTTCTTCTGCTATTTGTAAGTTATCAGCTTTCTCTGATAGTCTTGCATTTAATAATTCAAATTCTGTTTGTAAAGCTACACCAGATGTTATGCCTGTCTTTTCTGTTCTTACTGCTCCTGTGTGTGCTATTCTATTTATAGATTGTACTTTATTATTTATTGAATCCATTATCGCTTGTAAGTTCTGACCAGATGGTTGTAGTAAATATGGTTTTAAATTAGGTTCCATTTCATCAGGCATTTCTATAACTGCACCAGCACCAGCACTAGCATTAACACTAGGAGTTTTAACTAATGATGGGTGGTTAGTTAATCTAATTAACTGTTCCATTTCTGAATACTCATTATAAATAGATTTTTGTAAATCTGCTATATCTGTTAAATCGGATTGACCAATTCCTCTTTTGTGAGATTTAGAATTGTATAAAATAACTGCTGGTATTTTGCCAATCGCATTAGGTACAGTATCTATTAATCTTGGTTCTTCTCTTTCTGCCATGTAAATAGTATCTATTCTATCGGGATACCATATTCGCATATATGTTCCACCTTCTCGATCTACTTCTTCTCTCACTTTTAAATAATTTAATTCATACTTACCATTTAATTGTCTTTGAAAATTCCAATCTAAAACATTTTCAGGAGTTATAATAGATAAGTAAGGTCTTATTTCTTGTTCTAATTCTTCTGCTCTAGTGTTTGTAGTTACATTAGGTTTATCTAAAACCATAAAACAATGACCATAAATAGAAGCATAATTTTGTGCTTGTTTAATTACAGAGTTTAAATTGTTTCCCTCTAAATCTGCATCTTTTAAGAATTGTTCTAAACTAGGTTCATCTTGCATATCTGCAAAATCTCTACTCGGTCTAACTCTAAATAAGAATGATGAATAAATTTGAATTATATTCTTACAATGATTATCGCATGGTGTATTAGCAAGTCTTTGATTAAATTCATTATCTAATTCTAAATTATATCTATTTAGATATTGTCCGATCATATAGTCATAGCCACCATTATATGATCTAATATAATACTCCCAATTATTTATTGTTTCGGAATAGTCTTTGTGGGTTTCTATTGCTTGATCTCTAGTATATGCCATAAATTACTTCATTGTCCATCTTGTTGGTCTAGAAAATACTGCCTGAGTAGTAAGAGGTTTTAAAAAATCAACCATATAACCTATTGCATCGTTCATATGATCATAGCCATCTTCCTTATCAGGAATATTCGTATTCTCCTTGTATATTTGTCGTTGTAATCCTTTTACAATAGTTTTGCAAGTTTGTGAAACAAAAATATGCCTATTACCATTTGAATCTTTTAGTTTGCTATTAACAGCATTTATCCTATCTCGGACAGCTGGGTGCTTTAATTTACATTTAACTTTAAATCCAGCATTTTGTAAAATACTTAAATCAGTTCTACCACCAGCAGATGTCTTTCTTTGTCTAGAAGCTGGGTCAGGATAAATAAATATAGGTATCTTTGTTCCATATCTATTCCTTATTTCTTCTACCATTTCGTCTGTATTACTAGAATAAATAATTACTTCATCTAAAAAATATATTTTATCTTTCTCTATTTGCCCTACACAAGCACTCATTGGGTCCACATTAAAATCCATTCCTATATGTAAAGGTTTAGTCCAATCTATTTCTTTCTTAACTACACTTTCAACAGGGTGGAAATTATAATAGACACTTCCAGCATAGTTCTCAAATGTACCCTCAAATTCTTGTCTAAAGGTTCTAATATCTATATCTTGTTTAGCTTGTTCTATTTCTTCTGCAGAAACCATACCACCTTGTAAAGTAGTATATTGAAAACTATCCCATTCTTTATCTTGATCTTGTCCTTTAAGATACATTCTGTATGACCAATTACCATAACCTTTAGGAGAACCACACATAAGTACATCTCCCTCTGTGTCAGATACAGAAGCCCTTAATACCTCTGTCCAAGCTTTCTCTTCAATATCTGCAAATTCATCTAGTATAAGAAAGTCTAATCCTACTCCTCTTAAACTATCATATGCATCACAACCTTTTAAAGATATTTTACTTCCTGTTTTTTTAATAGTAATAGTCATATTAGATTCATTAATATTTTCTATCCAATTAAATTCAGATAACATTTCTTTTAGTTTAGACCATACGATTTCTTTAGCCATCTTAAATGTAGGTGCTACATACCAGATTTTTTTATTTACTTGAGTTGCATACTTCATCATTTCAGTAATACATAAATATGTTTTACCAAATCTACGACCACTTATTAATACTCTAAATCTAGCTTTTGAATTATTTACTTCAAGTTGTGGTTTTGTCAGGGTTATGTTCATTACAGAAATACGAAATGTATAATTTTTCCTTGTTAAATCTTTCTTTAAATTCGTTAGTTACCTTTATAGTTACAACTGCACCATGTTTAGTGCAATCTGTCCATGTATCAAATTTAACAGGGTGTATTGCTGGTGTATTACAAAATCCTGTAATTGCAGAGCAGATAGTATAAGCTAAAACAAACTTCATTAGCTTAATGGATTTTTAGATGATTCTTTTAACTCTTGTATCTCTAGCTTTAAAACTTCTATTTCTTTTTTTAAAATTTTAATATCAGTATTATCATGAACATGATCATTATTATGGCCATGTGTTTCTAGCTTTTGTTTTATTACTGCTATATCTGTATTAATATCTGTTATAGCAAAAGCATTAGTTTCTATTCCTGTAGTATCAGGTGCAGTTTGATTTT